CTAAGATTAACCTTACAACCATACATAAATCATAACGTAAATGAACCTTACCCGTTTGTTTGCATTCGATACGGCAATGAAGTTGTATATAATGGTGCATTGACAACTAAAAAAACTTTCAAATATGTGATTGATTGTGATTCCAATTTAGTTATAGAACATTACAATAAACAACCAAGTGATACCACGGTTAATGAAAACAATGAGATTGTAGCAGATAAAGCAATCGAACTTAAAAGTATAATGTTAGATGATTATAGTATTCCGTTAACTTTTTTATATGATTGTGAATACCACACAGAATGGAACAACAAGTTTGAAATAATAACTAATACGTTGTACTTTGGATTTAATGGAAAATACAAGATACCCATACTTGCAAATATATCTCGATATAAATATTATGTAATGTGGCAAGAAGAAAAGTCGTTAAATTCAAAAAATCAACAACAACACGTTAATGACTTAGGAGAAATCGTAGAAACTTTTACTAGGTTTGGAGAAAAGACAAATATTGAGGAAAGTGAACTTCCATCAATTACCGAATTGTATACATTTGTATGTAAACTATAAGTCCTGATTCTTTAATAATATGTGGAACGTTAGTTAAACCATTTTTCCATATTTTCGTACTGTTTGAATTGTTCTATATTCTTTTTATTAATAACTGCATTGTCATAATTAAATTCAGGTTGTTCAACCTCCACGTAACCGTTGATAGTTTGCTCCTTCCACTTTAAATCCGTTACCTTTGGATAACCTGAATTTAGTTGCCAATCTGCATTTTTCTTAAGCAACTGTTTCCCACGTTTGTTTAACGGATACATATATCTAAACATTAACCCTTTGATTCTTCGCATGTTTATTTTATTAAGGTAGCCAATAGTTGGCCAAAACAATCTTTCTTTATTCCAATCAGTTGTTTCGCGTAACCATTCAGCATTCTCAGCGAGAACACCCCTCATTGACCTAGGGTGTACTTTCTCTCCCGCCTCTGTCATAAATGAGTCTGTCCAATAACTACCACCGTACCAAAAGTTAAATGCTTGGTACACATATCCAGGCTTTCCCATAATACCATCTGCCATTGTATATAGTAGAGTCACATCCGGTCGATTGGTTTTAATCCATTTAACAACTGCCTTTAGCATTTGTGTTTCAGAGTTTCTTGGCATTTCATCGGTCATGCACATTTTTCCAATCTCTAGGTAATCAATGGTATCTAACGATGGAAATAATTTTTTGATTGTTCCTTTTGGTTGAGTCCCCCACCCTAATGTCAACACGCCAACTAGTTCATCATCTAAATGTATTCCTAGGTAATGTTTGGTTAGTTTTGGGAACACAGGGCTATAATGCAGTTGTTGCGTGAACAACCCTGCTTTATTTTTATTAATTTGAGAAACAGTGAATTTACTCAAACCAATCTCCAATCGTTGGCGCTTCGATTCGTTTTTTTGCTAGGTTGAAATAACTCTTATCCAATTCGATGCCCACGAAATCTCGGTTCATTTTTTTAGCAATAATACCAGTAGTTCCTGAACCCATAAACATGTCTCCAACGGTATCTCCTGCTTCAGTAGTTAATTTAATAAAGAATTCGGGTAGATAACTTGGGTACACAGCAGGATGTTCAATGTTCAAATTGGATGAACTGCCTGTGATGACGTTACTTGGTCTAACCATATCAGTTGATATACGTTTACTCATATTCATACCACTTCCATTAGTCGAAAGGTTTCTACCGATGTTATTACGTTTCTTTTCTTGTTCTAGGTTTTTTGAGGTGGACTGTATCAAACATTCATTTGGGAAGAACTTATAATCATTTGTTTTTGTGAAATGGTATATTCTTTCCCACCCATCCTTTAGGCGCTTTTTACTTCCTGTTGGAAATGGGTTTGTTTTGTTCCAAATGAATTCATCAACGAACCTGAATCCCAAGTATTCGACCATGTGGATTATAAGTTTATACACGTATAAATCTCGTTGACCCTTATGGCAATGTTCCTTTATGTTGAAAAAGAAACTTCCATCCAATGTCATGGTTCGTTTTATTTCAACTAACATCGGTGAAATCCACGATAAGTAATCTTCTGACTCAGCACCACCATAATCCCGTTGTTTTGCATACGGTGGCGATGTTATCCATGTATTGACAGAATCATCTGATAATGTTTTTAGAACATCTAAGCAATTGCCATTGTGTAAATCAACCAAACCAATCTCCTAATGGTGAATCAGTTACTTGTTCCACTTCATTTCCATTGTATATTTCTTTCATACCACCTGAGCATTTTGGACATGTGTAAGTCTTATTGAATCTATTATCATGCATAGTACCTTCGCCTCCACAGCATGAATAAGTTGATGTTTTGTCAAGTGATGGTTTCGTATCAACTTCAGATAACAGACATTTCAATCCCTTGTCTAATGTATAGCAATAACGGTGCTTACGTGTTCTTGTAATCCATAACCCTTCTGTGTTTTTAGTTTCACCACGAGGATTTACCTTGCCATCAGATGCCCTAAAGAAATCTGATTTTGGATTAGATAACCCGTAGTATTTAAAATTACATACTTGGTAGATAGAACCAACATGACGGCTATCATCTGCGAGTGTGATTACAGCACGTATTTTGTGGTCTTTTTTCAACATCTTCATACTATTACCTAGTAAGTACGATGTTGCATTTGTTCCATTTAATTCAGGCAACAAACAAAGACGACTTAATTCAAGTACGCTTTGGTCAGTGTTCTCTAACCCAAACCATCCTTTTAATGCCACGTTCCCCTGTGGATTTGAAAAGGTAGCAACTCCGATTAAATCATGTTCGTAGAATAAACCGTATGAGAATATTGCAAAGAATTTTGCTTTACCCAAGTAATGATATTGAGATACGAAGTTATATGCTGTGTTTTTTGGAATTTCACTTATTCTAAATATATCCTTCGCCTTTACATCACGTTCTTTGAAACGTAAAAAGTCATTGGATTTTTTATCCTCGTCGGAAGAGGATAACGTAAAGAATTCGTCTAAACCAACCATTTACAGCATTACTTCGTTAATTAATGCCTTGATTGGTACTAAGCACAATAAAGATGCGTTATTGTCACCACCGTAGATTGTACGTGGGTTCATCTTTTCAATAAAGTTTCTCAGTGTTTGTGTTTTGAACATCAGTGTGCAAATGTGTTCATTATCTTTAATTAGATTATGTACCCATATATCTGATTCGGTAGTTGCCAATCCAGATGGTCTACCATAACATGCAAGTTCGATTGCTATGTTCCCAGTCCTGTGCCATTGGTCACGTTCTGATTTAACCTCTGACGTTGATACCCCTGAAAATATGTTGTCAATGTATTTTTCCCAATTCTGACCCCAAGATAGGTCGATGTCAAATTTTCTTAGTACATTTATATCTTTGCTTTCATTTAATGCCATGTTTCTCCTTAATCAAACCATTCTTTTAATGTTGTTATAACTCTATTCTTTGCTATATCAAAATATGTTTCGTCTACTTCAATGCCGATGAAATTTCTATTTAAGTTGTTACATGCAATGCCTGTTGTTCCACTCCCCATAAAAGGGTCTAGTACCAAATCATTTATGTTTGACCATGACTTTATATGTCGTGTTGGTAACTCCAATGGGAATACAGCAGTATGTTCAGTTTTATTTTGTGCAACTGCCATTTGCCATATATTGCTATCGACCTTCTGTGGTTTGATAGTAAGTTCTTTTTTAATTCTCACATTGTCTTTGGATATTTGTTTGCATGTAGATTTGTATTGTGTATTTGCAGTCTTGCATTCAACCATAATGGGGTTAAATGTTTTTGGCTTTCCTTTGGAGAAAACAAACATGTATTCGAAAACTTGGTTATATCTTGGTTGTTTGACTTGAGGCATTGGGTTTGTTTTCTCCCAAATCATAGTGTCATTTAATCTAAATCCATTTTCGACAAATAATATTGCTGTTTTGAACGATGTTAAACTTTCTGAACCATTTTTAGTCTTGTCATTGCAATTCCAAACAACAACCCCACCATCATTGAGTATTAAATAAAGTTTTTTGGCAACATCTTCAAAATTTATTGATGAACCGTAACTACGTAAATCATCGTATGGTGGGCTTGTAACCACCAAATCAACCTTTACACCCTCTGCTATTAGATTATCCATTACTTCTAGACAATCGCCTTTGTGTAAGTCAATCACCAATTCTATCCCTTGCTATTTCAAAATACTTATCGTCTAGTTCAATTCCTATTCCATTTCTGTTTAGATTTTTACACGCTACTAATGTTGAGCCACTACCCATTGTAAAATCAAGTACTAACTCACTCTCGTTTGTGTAGGTTTTTATTAGATATTCCATTAGTGCTACTGGTTTTTGAGTTGGATGAACTTGGTCTTGTCTTCTCCATTTTTGCTGAAATTCTAGTATACAATCTGGGTGTCTAGTTCCTTTATTGTCTGTCTCTACCCCTTTGATACCATATTTCATATTATTAGTCTTATTTGGTGTCCATTTTCTTTTATAAGGCTTCCCTTCTAGCATTTGAGGGTTATATGTAGTTTTGTTTCCTTTTTTTTCAAATATTGATATGTTTTCATGCTTTGTAAGAGG